TTTCTGTCAGTATCGCGAGTTGTGTTTACATCAGTTGTATTTCTGTCAGTATCGAGAGTTGTGTTTACATCAGTTGTGTTTCTGTCAGTATCGCGAGTTGTGTTTACATCAGTTGTATTTCTGTCAGTATCGAGAGTTGTGTTTACATCAGTTGTATTTCTGTCAGCATCGAGAGTTGTGTTTACATCTGTTGTGTTTCTGTCAGTATCGCGAGTTGTGTTTACATCTGTTGTGTTTCTGTCAGTATCGCGAGTTGTGTTTCCAATATCTTCACCGCCTTTTTGTGTTAGTAAGCCAAACATTTCTTTATCATTCATTTTAGGGAGAGGCGATAATTTATCATTTTTATAAATATTATGAATAATATTTTTGATGACTCCTATATCATTATCTTGTTGTCTAATTGCTTCTAATGCAAGGCATTTTGATAAAACACAAATTCTAGCTTCACATAACATTAAAATATATAATTTATCAATGATAGGCGCATTAGGTATATTTTCTTTTAAGAATTCATAATAAATATCATATATATATATTAAACAATCTTGTTCGGGGCAAGATAAACAAGATTTTTGACTATCCCATGAAATTTTGGATGATATATAATCTAAATAACCTCTAGGTTTAGAAGAGCATTCTATCATTTTTTTCTGAATACAAGATCTTAAATTATTATTATCTGATAAAGAATCAATTAAATTTTGAATTCTCTCTTTATCTTTAGGTCCGAATGATTCTGCTATATTTCTTTCTCTTAATATCTCATTTACAGAATCATCAAAATATTCATCATATAATCCAGTTAGGATTACATCCATCCATTTAAATGATGCTACAGTTATATAAGGATTTACTTTTTTAATATTTATTTTATCATCTACTAAATTTTCTCTTTCTATATCTGCTCCTGGTATACGAGCAGTTAATAATAATAAATTTTTAAGATCCGAAACAAATTTATTATTTGTTGTTTCAATAACACCTGCTTCTAAAGATAAATTCTTTTCTATATCATTTCTTTCCGAATGTAAAGTATTTATTATTTTATCTATGTCTGAAAAATTATTACTATATTCATCATCTATATCATTCTTATAATTTTTTTCATTTTGAGAGGTATCTTTTATTATATTTTGAATAGTTCTAGATTTTAAATATTCTGGATTACTGAGTAATATTTGAAAGAATTCATATGTACTTACACATTTTAAATAATAATTAATAAATTCAGGTGTTTCTGTAATAATAACTTTAGGAGAATATTCAATATAATTTTGATTTAATATTCTCAATATATGTGTTTTATCTTTGATTTTATTAACTAATCTAAAACCTTTATAAGCTGCAGCAGCAAGGGAAGTACCCATTGTGGCTAGAGCGAATGATTCTAAAATACCACCTCCCTTTTTAATTGTTTTTTTAACTCTATTTTTTTTCTTATTGAGAGTATTTTTCCTTTTCTTATTAAGAGTATTTTTCCTTTTATTTCTAGAATATTTTTTATTTAGAGAAGTTTTTTTCCTCTTGATATTTTTTTTTCTAGAATAATTCTTTTTTTTCTTCATATATTATTATAACTATTTATTTTTTTATTCTTTTTTATCCAAAAAATTTATCTTTAATTCGACCTCTTTTTCATCTTTCTTATTATCCCCATCTTTTATATCACTATTATCTTTCTTTTCTTCATCATTCTTTACTTCATCTCTTTCTTTTTCTTTTATTCCTAATTCTATATCCTTTTGTGAACTTTTTATTATTTCATTTATTTTTTCCATTGGATTTTCATCTATATCCCCACTACCTTCATTTATAGATTTTTTAAATTGAGAAACCTTTGATAATGAATTTAATTCTTTATTGATATCAGTTTTATCTATTTTATCAGGTGTTACTTTAATTTTACGTTTATATTCTGTATCTATATTTTCATTCCATTTCTTTTTTCTAATATTTAATAGTTTATTACTTGCTTCAGCTAATGTTTTTGATTTTTTATCTTCTTCATTTGGTATAAATATTCTACATTTCTTTAGACCATTACATACAAGCGGATGATTAAAATTTTCTTCTAATTCTCTAAACTCGCCTTTATATTTCTTAATAATATCATCATCAATAGGAGGACTTTGTTCTATTAATCTATCATATTCAGCGCGACATACATTTAAGAAATCAAAAGCAGGTTTTCTCATTTTCGGTTCTAAAGTTAATTCTACAGCGATATCTCTACTTAATTTAGACCACGAAACTTCACAAACACGATGAGATTCCATTAATTCGGCATATCTTAAGAAATTTTGAAGAGTTGATAAAATACCAGCAAAAATATTAACACCACCAACACATGCCATAGCCATTTGTTTATGTTCTTCTGGAACAAATGAATCCATAGCAAAATTAGCTGTTCCTGTTAAAGTACTAAGAATAATAACAGGAATAGTAAAAGTATAATTTCTACATCGATATAACTTTTCTGAACGACTATGAAGCCACCTGTAACCAGCTGCTCTTTCAGACCAACTCGCTAAAAGCTCTTCTTGTTCTTTGGTCCACTTTTGTTCAGTATTTTTTTTCTTATCAGGTTTTTTCAAAGTAGTTAAATCAACGTCCATATTATAATTTTAAAAATATAATTAATTTATTTATTTCAGATTTATTTCAAAACTATTTCATTAATCGTTTAATTTTACCCATTAATTGACCATTATGTTTTATTTTACCACTTTCTATTTCATTAATATCTTTGGCAGGTATATTTAATTTTTGAGCGATATCTTTTTGTGTCATATTCTGACTCATTCTATATTTCTGTAAAGTTTTACCGAATTCAATATCCATTTTTTTATGAGATAATTTACCACTTTCTTCACTTTCATTCATTTTTTGTTCTTTAGATTTCACATATTGTTTCTTTTTATCACCTTCTTGATTATTACTTTTCTTGGGTTTAATAATCTTAATATCCCAATCTTGATGATCCATAATATATAATATTTATTATTAAATATTTAAGTAAATTATATTGTGAACTTACTGAGTTTGAGGTGAAGTTTTATTATTTGACCGACTATTTATTGCCAAAAATATCATTAAGACGCCTACGATAAAAATTAGCCCAATAAACACTGCCACCAACAAGTTTTGAGATAACCAATCAGAAACTTGGGTATACCCCCATTCGACCCCCATACGAGTAGCTCCATCTAGTATCCTCATTCCTCCATCTTCTTCAGTTGTAGTATCATTACTATCTGTTTTCATCTCTTCAGATGTACATTTATTTAATATTTCATTCATAAATTTTTTAGTTTCCAAGACCCAATTTAGATTTGTACCACTCATTTTACCACATTCGGGTTTATAATCACATTCTTCGCCCTGAACTAAAATTTTATTACCACTTCCATCACTTTCAGTTTCGCAATTATAAAATTTCTTTTCACTAGAATCATAACCAAAACAATCATTAATATAATTTTGATCTGAATATCCTTCTTCTACAGCTGTACCTAAACATTCAGCTGTAGCTCTATCACTTCCTTCAGAACATTTCATAATTTCATTACCTGTGTCATCACCTCTTAATGGATAATTATGACAACCTATTTTATTATTATTTTCAGTGTCTTCATTTATTTTACGACTACCTCTTCTACGAGTATATGTTTGATCTAAAAATGTATCTTGTAATTTATCATCACCACCGGGATATACAAATTGTTTACAAAAGTTAGAATTTTCATCATTTTCATCATCATTACATCCTTTCATACATTTTACACTTCTATCTTTGATACCTTTATAAGTTGTCATAAAACTACAAGAAAAATTTTCAGTTGAAAGGTCTATCTGACTTGTCATAATACTATCTGAAAGAGGGTCATTACCACCTGCTTCGTCATATAATTTATCTAAACTTAAACTTTTTTTATAAGTTTTTTTTTCCTCATCTATTGAAACAGATGTTGATATTTTATAAATAATTATAACTAATATCAAACAACCACAAACAATCATACCTATTACTGGTAAATACTTTTGAATTCGATCATCCATAACTAAATATAAATATATAAATATATAAATTTGATTTATTTAAAGTATAAATAAACTATATTTATAATAATATGGATCCTTCTTCATTCACTAAAACTTCATTCTGTAATATAGAAGTTGATAATATAACTACAAATGAATCTAAAAAATATATTTTAAATTCATTAAGTCTTTTATGTTCTAACATTAAATATAATTCACGTTATGCGAAAGTATTTAATGAACAATTCTCTAAAAATTTAAATAATCCCCATATATTTTTCCTTAAGAGTAGTGGAACACCTTATTTATTATTTCTAACTCAAATTAATGGTGTAAATTATAATTTCTTTATTGATAAAAAGATTAAAGAAGGATATGAATATCCTAAAATATTTATTTTACCTTATGAATTTTCATCAGAATTATATAAAAATTCATTATTTGAATGTGAATTAATAAGAACACGTGAAAAGAAATGGTTAATAGGTTTCAATGATATATATTATCATATGGGTAAAAATCTTAAAAAAACTAGTATCATCGACAGAGTTAATATTATGCATAATATATTAACTCAGAAATATATAAAAAATGAATTTACTAAAACCTGTAGATTATTTATAAAGAAATATTTTGATTATAAAGATTTAGATTTTGCCTTACATAATTTTGCTTCGAATTTAGATTATGAAACACGTGGTTTATATTTTATTCCAATGAGGGTTGATTATTCAAACATATTATATATGTTCCCGAGAGATAAAAATCCTATTAAAATGATTGAGAAAAAGGAAAAAACTACTAAAACATTTAGGATAATGAAAACTATGAAACCTGATGTTTATGATTTATATTTGATGAAAAATGATAATTTAATTAAATCAGGTATTGCTTTAGTTCAAAGTATAGAATTAAGTCATATTTTATTATCGTGGTTTCGAGATAAAGATTTTGATAGTGAAATTTTAGTAGAATGTAAATATAATGATTATTTTCAAAAATGGGAACCTATATCTTTATCTGATGATCCTATTAGTGAACATTAAGTTTATGCGTTAAATTTTTAATCTTTTCTATTATTTCTTTAAACTTTACATTTTCATCTACAATCAATTTATTAACATTTTCTTTAAAAATTTTTAAACTTTTTGTATCAGATAATTTTTGTATTTCAATTGCTAATATTATTGTTTTATGTATTATTTCTGATAATTCATCACAATATTCATTTTTAAAACCTCTAGTTGTGATTGCACACATACCTATTCTAATTCCACTAGGAGATAAAGCACTTTTATCCCCTAGAATAGTATTTTTATTAACACTAATTCCTATATTCTCAAATATATATTCTATTTTTGAACCCGTGATTCCTTTATTTTTTAAATTAATTACAAATAAATGATTATCTGTTCCATTGGTTAAAATATCATATCCAAATTTCATTAATTTACAAGAAAGAGTTTTTGAATTTAATTTAATATTTTTTATATATTCTTTAAATTCTAAAGAAGAGGCTTCTTTTAATGCGACAGCTACAGCTGATATTACATTATTATGAGGACCTCCTTGTAATGAAGGAAATACTGCAAAATCAATTTCATTTTTCATTTCATGTTTACAAAATATCATCCCTGAACGCGGACCTCTTAAACTTTTATGAGTTGTTGTAGTAACAACATCAGCGAATAAAAATGGGTTATTTGCTTCTCCTGTTGCCACTAAACCAGATATATGAGACATATCAACCATCAAATAAGCATTAATTTTATCACATATATTTCTAAATATATCATAATTCCAGTCTCGGGAATATGCCGAACCACCTGCTATAATAAGTTTAGGTCTATATAATAAAGCCATCTTCTCTAGTTCTTCATAATCTATCAGATGAGTTTTTGGATTAATATTATATGATAATGATTCAAAGTAAATACTTGTTGCAGATATCTTTTTATTTCCATTATAAAATCCATGTGTTAAATGACCTCCACTAGGTAAATCTAATCCCATAATCCTATCATGTGGATTTAATAATGCTGTATAAACGGCAAAGTTTGCAGGGGATCCCGAATATGGTTGAACATTTACATGCCATTCTTGTTTATCTAATTTATATAATTCTAATGCTCTTTTTTTACACAATATTTCCATTTCATCTATATATTTATTACCACCATAATAACGGTTACCTATTTGTCCTTCACTATATTTATTTGTCATATGAGAACCTAAAGCTTTTAAAACATCTCTTGATACAAAATTTTCACTTGCTATTAATTCAATTCCATATTTTTGTCTATCATATTCATTATTTAATATATCTTGAACTTCATTATCATCTAAAATATATTCCATCAAATAATATTATATATTTATATATTAATAAATGGTTAAACGCGATAAAATACCCAAGAAATATACTGCTAAACTATCTAGGAGAGATAAAGCAAAGCAGAAAAGATCATTAATACGTTCTAGAAAGATGTATAAAAAAGGAATTTATGTAGATAGACCTAAATTAAAATCATATCCTAAGAAACGCAGCGAACACATTGTTAAATTCGAGAAAAGATACAATCGTAAAATTACAGATAAAAATTTTATAGATAAACATATATTATCTAAAAAAGGACAAAATCAAATACTTAGTAAAGGTAGAGGAGCATATTATAGTAGTGGTTCGAGACCTAATCAATCTAGTAGTAGCTGGGCATATGCTCGTTTAGCAAGTGTAATCATGGGTGGCAAAGCGAGAAAAGTTGATAATAAAATATGGCTAAGTGAGAAGCGCTAAGTGAAAAGCATTAAATGAAAAAATAAAAAAAATAAAATAAATATATATTATGGTTAAAATAAACAAAAAAAAGAAGAAATCATCCAAAAATATAATAAGAAAGAAAACTTATAAGAGAAAAAAAAGAATTAATACTCATAAGAAAAAAAAGATTAATACTCATAAGAAAAATAAAAAGATTAATACTTATAAAAGAAATATATTAAAAGGGGGCTCTCAATTAGGAAGAACCGCACCTGCCGAGCTTAAATCTCGTCTTCGTGAGCTCGAGCTTACACCGAAGCACACACATGGCGGGCTACCAGGGAGTATTAGATTTACTGAATCATATGATGAAATTTGTTCTAAACATGTAGATTCAACATTTTCTAAAATTTTCTTTAGTAATCCAAATGATTATGATATTGAACTTATAGGAGAAGACGTTGAAAAATATGATAATATTGTTTTTACTAATAAAAAAAATTCTGATAAAATTGTTTTTTCAGAACCTAAATATATTAGTGAAGGCCAATTTGGAAAAATAGATTTATATAGTAGTGATGGGTATGGTAATATTGTATTAAAAACTGAAATAAATGATCCATCTGTTTTTAATGATGCAATTGAACGTGAATTAGCTAAAACATTATTGAACTCCGGGTGTAATACTATTCAAGAATATAGCATTGAAGAATCTGCTTGTTGTCATTATGATGCTAACACTGGTGAAGAATATGAAATATTTTATTATCTAATGGAACCAGGTGTAATGGATTTAAATACATTAGTAACTTCAAAACAACCAGGTTCAACTGAACCACTAATAGACCCTGATACTTTTAAAAGGATAATAGAATCTATTATAATTGATTTAAAATGTTTATTACAAAAGGGTTATTATTATACAGATTTAAAATTAGAAAATATTTTAGTTGTTTGCGATAATGATAAAGAATATAGAGTTAAATTAGGGGATATAGGTTCTATGGTTACTCTAAAAGATAAAGGAATTTGGGCACAATCTGAAAATGATAAATTTTTATATACATTTTGGCCCCCATTTGTTACATTCCATTATGATGATGATTCAGAACTGGATAGTAAAATAAATAAGGATAGAATCTATATTATATTATGGAACATAGGTATAATGTATTTATACTATTATTTTATTCATATAGAACCACCGGATCAAGAACTTAATGAAGCGTATATCCAGATACTGCTCATAACCAACCAAGATTATTGTGATAATACCCTCAACCCAATATTATCAGATACATTTAAAATTCCGTTTAAATATTTAACACACGATAAAAAAGTTATGGATAAAATAATTAAGGACGATGGTTGGTCAACTGGAGGACTAACATCAAGCTCCAGTAGCGAATATGATGAAGGTAGTCAAGAGTTTTAAATAATTTATCTTTTCTTTCTTTTGGTTTTTCTTTTATTGCTCTTTTTTAATCCTTTCTTCTTTTTAGCAAAAAGTCTATCAACATCGCCAAATCTATAATAGGCTTTTCTTTCTATAGGATATCCTAAAACTTTTCTAATACTTCTAACTAATTCAAGATAATAATTTTGATTAATATTATGATTCACTTGGAAATCAATATTCTGTTTTTTATATAATGATATATTTATGATATCTAAATGTAATCTTAAAAAATAAGATCTATTATCACCAACATTATATGAAATATTCACAAATTTCTTATCATCTAAATAAATACTCGTTGGAAAAAATATTAATTCCTGTTTTGATTCATAATTAGGTAATTGAAAAAATGGCGATATTTCAACGATTTCTTTAGAATTCATATCTAGTTTATAGAAAAAACCCGTATATAATTTATAAAATCTTTTAAAATAATCTTTATCCCCTTGGGAATATTTTGAATCATCAAATGAAGGTATTAAAAATTTATTAATATCAATATCATTTTTATAATCAAGTACTCCGTGACCCATACCTAAGAATTTATTTTTACCTACAGGTATTAAATTAGTAGAATTTCTAATATGAAAATGTAAATTTGGATAACTTTCACTAAATTTTTTTAATATTTTATCATTAATATTACATACAAGTTTACATTTAAAATCATCACTAAACTCAAATATTTTTAAAGGATTAATATCATAAATCATATGTAGCTTACTCTTATGAATAAAAGGTCCCCAATTCTTTTCAAAATCAGTTGATAAATCTTTACATATTTCTATTTTATTTCCATAAGTTAAATTTTCTAAATCTACTTTTGAAATAAACATGTGCCTCTGTTTTTTATCATTTAATTCATTGATTAAGATATAAATATCACCTTTATGATAAAATAAACGTGGGTCTTCAGGTCCTTCAAGTATCTTATCACCATGAGGAACTATTTTTTTAACCTGGTCGCTGAATTTTAAATTATGATCTTTAACTATTTTGGGATCTATATCTAAAATATTTTGTTTTATCTTTTTTAACTTTTTAGTAAATAGTGATAATACAACAAAATTTATACCTGACCAAGCACGAACATTACCATACCAACCTCTACTAGCTATCAATAATTTATCTGAATTCTTAATTTCTATAATACTACTATTAAAAATAGTAACATCTTTATTAGATAAAAAAGGGTCGCCTTTTGATATTTCATCACTTAAATTAATACATATCAATCTAAGTTTTTCTGATGTTAATTTATCTTTCATTATATATAATATATTAATTATTTTATTTAATCATTATCTGAAAGAATTAAATATTTATTATTTATTTGTTCAACAACAGCTTTATCTATTTCAAATGTATTTTTCTTGTGTTTTTCTTTTTTGGATTTTTCACCTTTTAATTTAATACGTTTCATTCTTTTCTCTTCACGTTTATCAATAATATCCTGTATACCATTCTTGCGATAATATAAAACATCCTCCCAAAAATCTATAATTTTTGGTTGGACACTTAACCACCATTCTCTATCTCTTCCTACAAGAGTACACTCATATCTTTCTATCTTCCACCAATGAAATTTTACACTATCGTATTGATAACCATCTTCTTTGTATTTATTTAAAATATTTTCCGACCACTTCTTTAGAACATCATAGCTACTATAAAATTCACTATATTCATATTTAATAGTAGGATTTCCTTCTAGATTATTCCGAATAAAAGCAATTAATAATCCTTTTGGTAAATTATTACTAGAATACCCTTCTTTAATGATATTATTTTCTAAATAAACATCTTCTTTATATTCATTTTCACTAAAATATTCAATAAATTTTACCTGTAAGAAATCACATTCTTCTAAATCACAACTTTCTAATTGACCTTGCATTTGCATCCAATAATGTTTTGGAACTTCATTTGTAAAATTCCTTTTAGGAGGACATTTAATCTCTAACATTCTACCTATATAATCTGGTGGTGAATCTATGTCACAAATACCATCGGGTGAGGCTCCGAATATTTTAAATTCTGGATGAGGAACTAAACCAAATTCTAATACATTTAAATTATTTATCTTCTCGTAAAAAGTTGTTGCGACAGGTTCATACATTACACCCCATTCAACTATTTCAAAAGGAACTTCGCCCCTAGGACCCCCACATTTTTGTAATAATAATTCTTCGCGAGTACTAAAATGACCTTCACCTATCGCATCTGCTAAAGATGAAGCAGTTAATACACCTTCTCTAATTTTATACCATTCTTCTGAACGCTGTTCAGGTAATTTCAATCGCTTCAATTTCTCCATTTTCTCTAAAATATTTGATCTTTGATTAATACGATTTTGAAAATCTACAACTTTTTTATGAATACTTGAAACTACATAACTATGAAAATATAATTTACGACTTAAAGATAAATCATCTTCTTTATCATTTAAATTATATTTCTCTAATAATTCATTGTAAATACATTCTATAGTTTCATCATTTGATTTACCTATTTTAACATTACCATAAATTATATCATCATATTTATTGATAATATTATTTAGATCATCTATTGTAATTATATCCATCCCTTTAGTATTCATATTAAATACTTTTTAAATGATAAAGAATAAAGAATTATCAATATCAAATTTAAAAATTTGATTTCGAATTTTATTTTTGATTTCAAAAACATAAAGAATAAAAAAATATGCAGTGTTTCCATTGTCAAAAAAATATCAATGATAAATCTTGGATTCATCTAACAAATATTTTAGATAGGGATGACAAAGATAATGATATTTATACAGATAAACATATCTGTGGATATATTTGCTATCGGCGCTTAAAAGAAGATAATAAATTACCAAAAGACTTATGGCAACATATTGTAAATAAAGAAGATTATGAAGGTTTAATTTCACCAGTATTTAATTATAAAAAAGAATTTCAATATTTAACAATTCAAGAAATAAGAAATATGGATATCGATGAAAGAGAAAAATATTTCAATGAAAGAGATGAACAAATTGTATTAAATCCCGAATACAAAGAAATAAGAGATGAAATCGAAAGAGAAGATATGAGAACTGCTGAAATAGAAGATTATAGTATTTCATCAGAAAATGATGATTATTAAGTTTTATTTAAAAATATTATCATTTAATATTATAAATGATTGAGATAACTGATAATAATTTAAGTATATGTGATAATGAAGAATGTTATTTACTTTTTTATTTTACTGCTAAATGGTGTGGTCCTTGTCAGCGTATAAAACCTCTTTTACAAAAGATTAGCGAAGGTTCAGATTCATCAAAGATTAAATTTTTTATGATTGATATTGACGAAAATGAAGACATAGCTAAGGAATTTCAGATAAAAAGTGTTCCTACTTTTTATCTTTATAAGAAGAAAGAATTAATCGGTCAAACAGGTGGAGGGGATATTAAAAAAGTTCAAGAATTATTAAAATTGATGAATTAGTTTAAAGATATTTTTATTATTTATATAAATGAGTTTTGAAGATTTAAATATAAAAGAAAATATTTTAAGAGGTATTTATAATCATGGTTTTGAAAAACCATCTGCGATTCAATCAAAATCTATACCTTTAATTTTATCGGGGAAAGATTTGATTGCTCAAGCGCAATCGGGTACAGGTAAAACAGGTGCTTTTTCAATAGGAAATTTATGTATTATTGATGAATCAAAGCAAAGTATACAGAGTTTAATTATAGTTCCTACCAGAGAATTAGCTGAACAAGTTACTAAAGTAATATCTGAAATTTGTAGTTATAGTGAAATAAAAGTTTTAAAAGTTATTGGTGGGACAAATGTAAGTGAATGTAAAAGGGAATTAAGTAAAAATCCTCATATAATAGTTGGAACGCCGGGGAGAATCTTAGATATGATAAATAGAAATGAATTACCTACTATTGATGTTAAAATATTAACATTTGATGAAGCAGATGAAATATTATCATATGGGTTTAAGGAAGTTATCCATGATATTATACAAAGAGTTGATAAAACCACACAAATATGTTTATTTAGCGCGACTTTACCAGATGAAATTTTAGAATTAACTAAAAAATTTATGAATGAACCAGAAAAAGTATTAGTTAAACGTGAATCACTTACATTAGAGGGTATTCAACAATTTTATATAAATACAAAAAGTCATCATTGGAAATATGATGTAATTACTGATTTATATGATATTATCAATATAAATCAATGTATTATTTATTTTAATAATAAAAATTTAGTCAAACAAATTTATGATAAACTAATTGATGATGAATTTCCTGTTGGATATATTACAGGTGATAGAAGTGTTGATGAAAGAAATCAGATAATGAATGAATTTAGAACCGGTTCATTAAGAATTTTATTATCATCAGACCTTCTATCTAGAGGGATAGATATTCAACAATTATCATTAGTAATAAACTATGATTTGCCTAGAGAAAAAGAAACATATATTCATAGGATAGGTCGTTCAGGTAGATATGGTCGTAAAGGGGTTTCTATTAACTTTATAACGGATAAAGAAATAGAATATATGAAATCAATAGAAGAATTTTATGATACTCAAATATCAGAAATGCCTCAAAATATTGGCGATTATTTAAGTTAATGCGTTTTCATTTAAACAATACTTTCTATGGGAAATTTAAAAGATGACAGATTTAAATTTAAATTTTGATACAGGTATTAAAAGTGTTACTATGGATTCTGTTAGTAATAATAGTAATTTAAATGTTTCTTCAGCAAATAATTCACCACAATTATCTCCAACACCAGTTAAAGAAGATAAACCAAGTTTATCTGTTTCTGACCCAGTTGGAATTGAGTTTTTAGCAAAGAATTCGAATAATCCTAATATTACACATGAAGAAAATACAACACCGAAATCTGGGAAAAGTGAAGAATTTAATTTTTTTAAACCATCAGAACCAGAACAGGAAAAAAAGACTATAGATACCTCAAATGATGATATGATTTCTAATCCTAAACAAGTAGATAATAGTGAATTTAAACCTATTCATAGATTATCTCCACAAGATATTAAAAATGAAAAAATAGATTTACTTTATAAATTCAAGAAACTTGAAGGACAAGGTATTAGAGCCACAATGAATTATAATATGAATTCTCATCTAGAAGATATGAGAAATGAATATATTAAATTAAAAAAACAAAGAGAAATTGATAATTCTATTAAATTTCAAAGAAAAATGTTAATGGCTTGTGTTACTGGAATTGAGTTTTTAAATAATCGCTTTGATCCATTCTCCGTACAATTAGATGGTTGGGGTGAAAGTGTTAATGAGAATTTAAATGATTATGATGAAATTTTTGAGGAATTAAATGAAAAGTATGGTGGGGGAGGGGATATGGCACCTGAATTAAGATTATTATTTACCCTTGCAGGTTCTGCATTTATGTTTCACTTAAGTAATACTATGTTTAAATCAAGTATTCCTGGTATGGATGATGTTTTACAACAAAACCCTGAATTAATGAAACAATTTGCTGAAGCAGCAGTAGGTAGTATGAATAAAGGACCCCAACAAGGTATACCTCAGCAACAACCACAGCAAAGACAAGCACCTCCAGAACCACCCAATCCCTTAGCTGCCATGATGGGTTTAGGTGGTTCGGGGGGTGGTAATCCTTTAGGGGGGATGATGAATATGATGATGGGTGGAGGCGGAATGAGTGGTAGTGTATCTCAGGGACAACAGAAGCAACAACAGGCACCTAAAAGACCCACTTCTCCAGCTAGAAGTGATATGTCGGGACCCGATGGTATTGATGATTTAATTAATAAAATGAATTTACAACCAGATAAAATACCTGATTTAGATGCAATTTCTTTAATGAGTGGTGAAACCGATAGGAAGAGTTCTGGAACCGATAGAGGAATTACATTAAATTTATAATTATTTTTACATATTCATCTGTATACTTTTTAGCTTTTGAATAGTTTTTTCTAATTCATTTTTGTTGTATGAACCTCCCTTTTTCTCATCTCCTTCTTCTAATTCTTCTAATTCTTTGGCGAATACTTCATTAATTAAAATTACAAAAATAATAGTTAAGACAATTGCTGTAAATAAATCTTTAGTCGCCATAAAAAAAGAGCAAAATATTACAACTCGCCTAACAATTGTATTTGAAATAATTTTTCTTAAATCATCGTCTAATTCATCTATAATAAATCTTGCTCCTATGTTTAACATAATCATAGTTAAACCGATAATATATTTATTTTCATTAATACATGAAAAACTATCTTTAACTGAATCAATAAACTTTTCCATTCTTAACTTTGTTTAGATTTAAATTAAAATAAAATATTTATTTATAATATTATATGACAGGAGCATTATTATCTGAAGTCTGGCCAGATATGGTTCAGAAACCTAGGAAACCAAAACGTCTTAAAAAAAAGAAAGGCGGTGATCCTTTAATGGACCCTCCAATGACACCAGATGAAATGGAAACTGAATTATTAGATGATAGGGGGGACCCTGAATTGGATCCTAGAAAAAGATTAAGTGGAATGAGAGTTAGTCCTTATACCGATAATGAAACTCAATATCAAAATAATAAACGAGTTGTTGATTTAGAATTTAATAATAATATTGTACGTGCCGATATGATGAGAAATATTAAAAGAGAAAGTGTTTTATCAGATGATCCAGAATATCAAGAATTTTTAGAATTTAAGCGTATGAAGGCGATGAAATCTAACAAGAGTTTATCAAAAAAGAGTCAATATTTAGAAAACTCAACCGAAGAACAATTTAATGAATTATTATTATATATTTTTACAGGTTTTTTTCTCTTAATGATATATGATAATATTTATAAATTAGGAAAAGATTCATTTTATTAAAAATATATTATTTATTAAGTTATAAAAATGGTTCTAGTTAATGTCAGATATAAAGGGTTGAAATACGGAATAAGTGTTGATAAGAGTACAAGGCTTTTACCTGATTTCCTTAATACTATAGAAGGAATAATTTGCAGTAATTCCATCGGGACATTAGAATATAAATCTATTCCAGGTATTAATAATAATGAAATAGAAGATAAAAAAATAAGTGATATCAAATCGAACGGGGTCATCATTGTCTCATCGAAACCCAGCCGAAAGGTGTCTGGCTGGGCATGCCAGCCACATTATGGTGGTAGTAAAAATAAACACAAGAAAAGAAAGAAAAATAAAACGAAAAGAAGAAAATCTAAAGGAAAGAAATCTAAAAGAACAAGACGTCGTTAAATTTTAAATTTATCTGTCATATTCATTAATGATTTATCATCATAAATAAAGCTACCACTTGGTTTATATGTATCTGTAGATTTATACTGAGAATTTTGATCCATTGATTTACTTGGATTATTATTTTTAGTTAATGATTTTGCCCCTTTTACATTCCATTGTATAAATAACCAATTGGGTTCTATATACAACAAATCAAATCCGTTTGTTTTTAAACTATTCATGATATATTTTCTTAATTCAACTATATCATAAAGTGGAACTCCAATGATAAATTCTGGTATTTGATAAAAACAATAGGTTCGTTGTAAACCCGAATTATAAAGAATACGACTATGACATTTTTTTAAAACTGAATCATATAATTCCATTCTTCTTAATGTTTTCGCATTAATTGTTGAATATAATTCTTTCATATCTATTTGAGACATCTCTATGATTTATAATTATAGAAAATAATTTGAAAATAAATTTATAAAAAGTTATTTAAGTTTCCTTTTGCTTTTATTTCTTCGTCTATGTTTATTAGGTTTCTTTTTCTTCATACCTGCTTTTTCTGTTCGTATTTTCTTGAGTGGACGACCACTATCTTCACGATTCTTTAATAATAAATATTCTGTTAATTTATCTCTCATCACAATACCTTTTTGAGAAATAAAAATATCTATTTTATCATTAATTTCATTTACATTACCCATCATATCACGACCTTTATCGTCAATATAATTAAAACCAAGTTTTTTATATATATTTTTTTCAGTTCTATATCCTCCAGATGCATCTGTCAATAAAGCAAAGTGTAAATTTTGTGTTTTAGCATAAGAAATACCACATAATACCATAAAAGTTCCAATACCAGACCCTTGAAAATCAAAATCATTAAAACTATTATTTGTAACAAGTTCGGGTATATGAAATATATTATAAAATATCGGAACCCAACTTGAAGACCATGAATAAGGTTTTTTATAATACATATGCATTGAACTTATAACATCATCATTTGATATTTCATCTGAGGGTTTATTATTATCATATAAATAAAAATGTAATAGTATTGTATCATCAGATACTTCTTGAATATAATAACATATATCAAAACCATCTGGTAATAATTCAAAAATTGGATTATCTATGAATCCTTGTGTTAAGTATTTAGAAGGAGTACTTGAACTAATACAACCACTATATGTTTCCATAAATAATTAATTTATTAAATAAAAAAATTTATAAAAAGTTATTTAAAAAAACCTTGAAAGTAAACTCTTTTTTTTCTTGCTTCTCGGTTTCTTTCTTGTTTTCTTCTTGCTTGCTTTCTTACTAGATTTTCTTTCTCTAATATGAATACTATATCTAGAATTTCTTAAAGAAGTTTTACCTTTATTTTTCTTATAAGTTTTCTTTGCCCCTTTCATCTGCTGTTTTAAAGACATATTGGGATGTGCTTTTCCGTATTCATCTAAATGAGCTCTCCACGCTTTACCAGCTTCTAAAAACGCCCGACTTGGTTTACGACCCATATTTTATAATATTATTTAGAAATTTATTTTGGTGTAATACATTTCTGAATTATATTACAAACAAAAAAACTTTTTATATAATTTTTATCAATAAACTCTTTAAACAAACTATTTAATTTTTCATCATCTATATTATTATGAATAAGATTATATTTTGTTTTACTATAAATACTATTATTAAATTCTATATTATTACTTAATTCTTTTTTCATCTTATTCCAACTTTTCACTAAAATATTCCAAATATTTTTTAATTTGAATGATTCAATGCTTAATAAATAATCATAATAAATATCTTGAGATATTTTGTATTCTTTTAATAAATCAAAACAATCGTAATTATAAGAACGCAATTTATAACTTATTTTTTTTTAAATAATTTAGGAT